AGACTCCCCGTAACAGGGACAGTGGCTAATGTCAATAGTTCAGACAATCCGCTTCCTTATGGTGTATACATTGATCATGCTAGAACTCAAGCTGCTTTAGATGCATTCAAAGAGGGCGCAGCAGATCAAGTGACTTATGTTTATAAGAAGCTAGGCGGTGATGTGCTGGACATTGAAATAACGGAGTATCAAGTTTATGCAGCCTATGAAGAAGCATGCCTAGAGTATTCTTACCTTGTTAATGTGCATCAGGCTAAAAACGTCTTAGGCACTGTGATGGGCTCAACCACTGGTTCTTTTGATTCTGATGGAGAGTTGGTAAGCGCACATCCTTTAAGTGGCTCTGAGATAGCATTAAGATATCCTAGATTTGATTTCCAGCATGCTAAGACAGTAGGAAACTCTATTTCAACAGAAGCAGGTATTGGTGGCACAAAACCAATATACTCCGCATCCCTAGATGCTGTTGTAGATCAGCAAGATTATGACTTGCAGAGCATTATTAGTAATACATCTTTAACAGATACGGACAGCCCATTTTATCAAAAGCTAGGGACATACGGGGACAAAAGAGTTACTATTAGAAAAGTATATTACAAGACTCCCAATGCAATGTGGAGATTTTATGGATACTACGGTGGTTTGAATACCGTAGGTAACTTGTCTTACTATGGACAATACTCAGATGACTCCACATTTGAACTAATTCCAACTTGGCAAAACAAAGCACAAGCAATGGCTTTTGAGGACGCAATTTACACAAGAGCTTCTCACTTTTCTTATGAAATTAAAGACAACAACCTTAGATTGTTTCCAAAACCATATACTGGTGGACCAACAAAATATTGGGTTGAGTTTACATTAGAAGAGGATCCTTGGACTGAAGAGGGAGAGAACGCAGATGGAAGAACTGGTGTCAATAATATGAACACACTTCCATTCGAGAATATACCTTATGATAATATCAACTCTATTGGTAAGCAATGGATTAGAAGATTTGCTCTTGCACTCTCAAAAGAGATGCTCGGATTAATCAGGAGCAAGTTTGCAACCATTCCAATTCCAAACGAGAGCGTTACATTGAATGGTCCAGCACTTGTATCGGAGGCGAAAGAAGAACAAAACGCTTTAAGGGACGAATTGAAAACAGTATTGGATGAGATGACTTATCCAAAACTAGCAGAACAGGATAGCTCAATGAGTGATTCAGCACAAAATATATTGAAGAATATTCCACCTTCATTGTATGTAGGATAAGATAAATGGCAGATAACAAATGGTCACAACCAGCAGCCCCTCCTCCTCCCCTATTTACTGGGGAGAAAGAGCGCAATTTGGTCAAGCAGATCAATGATGAAGTCATTGAGAGGGTCATTGGTCAAACAATCCTTTATTATCCTATAAGTGTCGATAAAACTAACTTTCATCCTCTTTATGGCGAGAGTATACAAAAGAACTTCTTGCCTCCTGTTAGAGTGTATGCTTTGATTGGGTGGGAAGGGCAAGAATCTACCAACAATTCTTATGGAGTAGACAAAAGATCAAACATTAACATCTACTTCCACAAAAGAAGATTAACTGAAGATCAAGATCTATTTGTAAGGGAAGGTGATTTCGTCTTGTATGGTCAGCTTCACTATGAAATCGTAACTTTAAATGAGCCAAAACAGTTATTTGGTCAAGTAGATCATAAATATGAAATAGCAGCAACGTGCAGAAGAGCGAGAAAAGGCACGTTTAATGCTTACTAGGAATAATAGATGTCCAATTATACAGGAATACCAGAAGAAAACAAATCACCAAGTTTAGACAGAGAGCTAAACATGGCTCCGTCTACTTTGGAAACTGTAGATTATGCGATATACGATTACATTAATGATAATCTAGATCTCAAGACAACTACTAATGAAGGAAGGAAAAAGGTCCCTGTAATCTGGGCTTCGGCAGAAAGATCGTTCCAAGTAAAGAACAACAAAGAATACAGAGACAACGAAGGCTTGATTATTCTACCAGCGATAACAATAGAAAGAAAATCAATAGATAAGAATCCATCTAGGAAAGGGGCTTATTTTGGAGGAATGTTTCCAACTCAGGTCCAAAAAGAGAAAGGTGGCTCTATTACTATCGCTCGAAGAATAAAGCAGGATAAAACTTCTAACTTTGCAAATGCAGACGCCAATAGAAGATATAACGGCGCAGCCCCTAAGTTTGTAAGAAAGGCAACTGAAAAAGTTGTCTACGAATATTTATCTATCCCTCCCATTGTTCATGTTTCAGTGAATTATGAGATAAAGATGAGAACCGAATATCAGCAGCAAATGAATGATTTAATTCAGCCGTTCATAACAAGACCGGGATTTATTAACAGCTTTGTTGCTGAGAGAGACGGGCACAGATATGAGGCTTTTATATCAGCCAACTTCGCTTCACAGAACAATCTTGACTCTATGGAAGGCGAAGAGCGAAAATATGAAACAACGATACAAATAGAGGTTTTAGCTTACTTAATTGGCGAAGGGGATAATCAAGAAACTCCAAAGATATCTATAAGAGAAAATGCTGTTCAAGTACGAATCGGAAGAGAACAAGCGGTTTTCGATGATCAGTTGGTCACTGGTGGTCCAGCAGGAGATAGTAAACGAAACTTTGGAGTGGATGGCAAGTATAGAGAATAATTTTGGACTTTCAAAAAACAAAACACTATTTACTAAAGAAATAATACCGTCGTATTTCATAAGACGATTCAAAGGAGAAATCGATAATGTCAGCAAGAGATTACAAGTTTGTATCACCGGGAGTTCATATCGAAGAAATTGATAACTCTCAATTACCAGCAGCAGCACAGGACATTGGACCTGTCGTGATTGGTAGAGCAAGGAGAGGTCCTGCTTATCGACCAGTAAAACTCGGTTCTTTTTCTGAGTTTATTACAATGTTCGGAAACCCAGTTGCAGGGCAAGAAGCTAGCGACGTTTGGAGATCTGGTGTACCAACAGCACCAACTTTTGCTGCATATGCTGCTCAAGCATGGTTAAAGAATAACAATACTCTTACGTTTATTCGACTTCTCGGAGACCAATCACCTGACGCAGATCCTGCTGATGATAATGCAACCGCTGGTTGGAAATTCACTACTCCTACTGATGCTACAGAAGGTGGTGGTGCTTACGGACTTTTCCTTGTTAACTCTGCCTCTGCGGAGACAGACTTGACTGGTGTTCTTGCTGCTGTATTCTATTCAACTGAAGGTGCTCCGGCTCTTTCTGGATCTATTAGAGATGTCGGAGGACATAACACTGGTACAAAAGTTACTGGATCTTCTGCTTTGGTTTGTTCTTTGGACACAAGCAAGACATTCAAAATCAGAATGTATGATAAGAGTGGTAACAGAGCTAACGCATCCGAGGGCAATGTATACAAAGAAACAATATTTAACTTTGATCAAACTTCTCAAAACTACATTAGAAAGGTTTTCAACACAAACCCAACTAAGACAAATTCTGCCTTGATTGATACAGGTGTTGATACAACATCGAAGTTTTTCTTGGGTCAATCATATGATAGACACGTTAAAAGATACATTACAGATAGTACTAACTGCTACGGATTTATCGCAAGGCTTGGTAAGTCTGGAGAAACAATGTCTGAGGGCGGTAGTTTTAAATTCGGAACTGTACCTGCTCAAACTGGTTGGTTTTTCTCGCAAGATTTGAGAAATACACCAGCAGATGCAGATCCTGCTAACAACGCTACTCTTAATCCTCCATACAACCCAGAGAATTCAGATACTGTAACAAGGTTGTTTAAGCTTCACACCTTAAGCACAGGAGAGGAAGAGCAAAGAAACTTCAAAGTTTCCATTGAGGATATTAGATACTCAAAGAATTCTAACAGCCCATATGGATCATTCACTCTTGCAATTAGAGATATGAAAGATACCGATGGAGCAAGAAAATATGTAGAAAGATACACTAACCTTTCGTTAGATCCAAACTCTGCAAACTACATTGCAAAGCAAATTGGAGATATGTACACTGAGTGGGACACAACCAAAAAGAGGTTGGTTGAGTATGGATCTTATCCAAATGTTTCAAAGATTGTTCGTGTTGAAGTAGCTTCGGTTGTAGATTCCGGTCAGGCAAACCCAGAACTTCTTCCATTCGGTGTTGATGGACCAGTTAAGCTTTTAGATTTCTCGATTGTGAGTGCGCCGGATGCTAGTGATGTAACCGGAAGTATTCCAGTTGATTCAAATGTTATAACTGCTGGTACTGGATCAACAGCGCCTTGTTTCAACGCTTTAACTGGTGCAGTTGATTCAAACATTTTGCTAGGAGAAGAATCAACAGTGCTTGAGTTCACAGCAAGTGTTAGATTCCCAGAAATTCCACTTAGAGTTAGTTCTTCAGCAGACGGCTTGTCTGACCCAACTGAAGCATACTTTGGAGCACAGTTTACTAGGGACTATGGTTCGTTAATTTTTGATGAAAGTACCTATGATGTTCTTTACTCGCTTCCAAGTGGTGTAGGTGGTGCAGCAGGGTTTAGCCCAGTATCTGGAGATTCACAAACTTCTTGGTACTTCTCACTCGATGACCTTGTAAGGGCAGGGGCATCTGGTGAAGCAGCGGGCACTCCATCTGGGTCTGTAATTTACTTATCTGGATCTAGAGCAGGCGGATCTTCAATTTCTGCTATGACTGGATCTTACAAGGCAGTCATCGATGCTGGATACGATAGATTTACTTCACCTCTTTACGGTGGATTTAATGGCTTTGATATTACAGAAAAAGAGCCATTTAACCAAACTAGAGCACTTCCTGAAGCAGCGACTGAAACAGGCTATTCGATGTACTACTCTGTAAAGAAAGCTGTCGATATGTATGCAGATCCAGAGTTCATCGAAGGAAATATTCTAACTGCTCCGGGTGTTGTTAATGAAGGTCTTACAACTCACATGATTACTGTTGCAGAAGATCGTGGAGACACTTTGGCGATTATCGATCCAAGAGGTGGATATACACCAGCTTCTGAAGACTATCAAACAGAGCAACAAAGAATCACATCTACGCACGTTTCAGATGTTGTAACTAACATGGAAACAAGAAACTTGAACTCAAGTTACGCTGCCGCATACTACCCTTGGGTTAGAATTACTGATACAGTCAGCGGTCGTGGAGTTTGGGCACCACCATCAGTCGCAGCATTGGGTGCATTAGCATTCTCTGAAAAACGTGCTGCTCTCTGGTTTGCACCAGCAGGTTTCAACAGAGGCGGATTGTCTCAAGGTGCAGCAGGTATTCCAGTTACAATGGTAAGAAGCAAGTTGACTTCCAAGGAAAGAGATGATCTTTACGATGCAAACATCAATCCAATCGCTTCTTTCCCAAATGAGGGAATTGTAATCTTCGGACAGAAGACGCTTCAATCAACTCCTTCCGCTTTGGATAGAATTAACGTAAGAAGATTGATGATTTTCGTCAAGAAAGAAATCTCAAGAATTGCTGCTCAATTGTTGTTCGAGCCAAATGTTAACGATACTTGGAAGAGATTTACAAACCAAGCAGAGCCATTCTTGAACAATATCAAGAACCAGTTTGGATTGGATGCTTTCAGGGTGGTACTCGATGAGACAACAACTACTCCAGACTTAATTGATGAGAATAAGATTTATGCAAAGATCTTCCTTAAGCCAACCAAAGCTGTTGAGTTCTTCGCAATCGATTTCGTAATCACAAACTCTGGTGCAGGATTTGAAGATTAAAAAATAGAAAGCAACTATTTACTGTATAGTAAAAACTATTATAAAGGAAACATAAAACAATGGCGAATGAATTTTGGGCTAATAGCAAAGCTGAAGCAAAAAGAAAGTTTAGATTTCTTTTAACCTTATCAAAAGGATCATCGGGAGGGAATATTGCAATACCAACGGTTGAAAAGTGGCTGATACAAAAAGTCACCAGACCTAGCTTTCAAATCAGCGAAGCAACGCATTCTTATTTAAATCACACGTTTTATTTTCCCGGAAGATTAACTTGGCAGGATGTTTCCTTTAC